CTAATGTTTCTATATGATGTTGCAAGTACCATAATGCCTTCTTAAGGTCCTGTAACTCTTTATCTTTTTTTCCAGCTCTTGAAATATACTTTACCGTATTTCCTAAACTAAATCCTAAATCCCAAGCATCAATAACTTTTATTGCCTCATAAGGATTATCCTCTCCCCCATAATGTTGGGGATGATTAACTTGTTCTATTTTTATTGGTGGACACTGACAAAGTCCTGAACCACCACATACACATTCTTTTTCCATTTATTTTATTTTAATTTTTTTACAGGTACGCCTACATATGTTCCAGGTTCCTCTATATGTTTAACCACCGCACCATTCATACCTATTGTAGTTAAAGAATGGATTGATAAATTTTCTTTAATTGAGGCATTGTTACCCAAGTACACACAATCATTAATTATAACATTTCCTGACACAACAGATCCTGGCATTGCGCTAAAAAAATCCCCAATCACGCAATCATGTCCAATATGATTACCTCTATTTAATATTGCGTGTTTACCAATTTTAATGTTTGTTGTTAAAATAGAATTAGCACCAATAAAACTACCTTCACCAATTTCCACATCTTCCATTAACAATGCGGTTGGGTGTATAAAGTTAAAAAACTTTACCCCTTTAGGTAGTCTTTGGATTGTACTGTACCTATCTCTTGGGTCCGCAATAGCAACCATTACCTCATATTTCTCTATATCTAATTCAGATAATGGTAATGTATCATTATCCATATATTTATCATCAACAAACCTAACAAGTTTGATTCCCATTTGTGCCATCACTTCCCTTGCGTGTCCGCCATTACCAATCAACGCTTTAATCATATTATAACTTTATTATTTTTAAATACTGTGAATTCGGTTAAATCCCTATAACCATTTAATTCTCCTTGGTCTGAATTATATAATGGTAAGTTTTGCATTACCGATAACCCTTGTGATGCCTGTTGTGGAGTCATATACATATTCCAGCCTAAAAACTCAATATCATCATCTTTATAATACTTTTCACTTCTACCCTCATAACGGGCCTTTTTAAACCATTCAGCAGCTTTAGGATCATCGGTTAAAATCATACCACCCTTCCAAATTGGTAGTATTTTTTTAATATGGAATGATAACCCCATATATTGCCCTGGCATATACATATCTTTTGTGAACCTTTTTGCTGCATCCCATATTGGGTACGGTTTTAATTGATACGCACCAATCCAATGATTTGTTTTAGGTCTTTTATCAAATATTACTTCACCACCTGCGTGAATAATTGATTGTGGTACCGATAAATAAGTTTTTGATGGTATAGTTACCACATCAACACCAACATACTTACAAATTAAAAATAATGCGTTTGTACAACTATCAACAGATATTGCGTATGGGGCTCCTGTATATAGTGAGACTTCTTCCTCAAACATTTGGACTATTTTATATGGGTTGTGTTTTTGTAACGGCATAATATTTTTTTATATATGGAGTAAATTTAGTTTTATGTTATTTTTGTTAAGTGCATTGTAGCCTTTGGATTTCTTGGTTTAAATCCTGATTTATTCATTGATCGGTTTACTGAAAAATTACTTACAATTACATTATGTTCGCACCAATCTAATTGAGTATTAAATGACCAATCTAAACCATACATTAATAATTTAGTAAAAATGTTATTTCCTCGTTGTTTTAAATCTACCGCCCCCATACCTCCAGCCGCATACCGTTTCCCAAATCCATCGTCATATATTTTAAATGATAAGTACCCTACTGGTTTATCATCTATACAAGCTACTATAATTTTATCTGCAACTTCTTTTTTAGTACACGTGTTATATGCCCAATTCTCGTAAACTTCTAAACACTTTTCTTTATCTAATTTATTATTTTTAAAGTAATGTCCATAGTTATTAAAAGAATCTTTGGCTATTTGTACAAGTATAGGGGTGTCAGATTTTTTAAAGTCTCTAATGGTTACCGATGTGTTAAAAATTACTTTATTATTAAGATTATCTAAGTTATGTTGATATGTTATTTGGGTGTCTTTAATTCTAAAACCTATATCTTCTAATTTATTAATTAAATCAATATCCTCTAAATTAACTCTAGCAATTATTAGTTGATAATCATTGCAAAGACGTTTAATTTCTTTTGGTGAAGCCTCTCTGAATATCTCACCATCAGTTTTACCTACTTTAAAACCAAATCTGATTGTATCTATTTTACTTTCTTCCATAAAAATAGTAATTATTTTATTTTTTATTTTTTAACCAATAATCCAATTCTAACCATTCTTTTCCTGTTGTGTGAGGATCAATTCTTGGTTGTATTGTGTTTATTTTTTTAGACTCTATTTTTATATTCTCTAAAACTTCATCCATGTCTTTACATTTAATTAACGATTTGTATGAATATGGATTTTCAAACGTCAATGTTTTTACACCCATTAATGAAAATTCTCTTGTTGTTGTCATTCCGTTTCCTTGTGGTGAAAAATTGAGATTTAAAAAACATTTTTTATAATAATTTTCAATTAAAAATTCTATGTTATACATATCTGACTTGTGGACATGGTTAGTTGTTATAATTTCATAGTCTATTTTAGATTGAATATAATCCATTTTTTCTTTTGGGTTTGGTGTCCATCCCTTTGAAAATCCTGAGTAGTAATATATTTTGTCACCTAATGTTCCCGGAGTAAACATGGTATAATCTTTTATTTCCATAACTTCTTGTTTATGAATTACATTTTCCGGTAGGTAATATCCTTCTGGTAAAGAACTTTCACTTATAAGTATGGTATTTTCTACATTTTTTAGTATTCTAAAGTTTGGTAAGTCGGTAGGTGTGGACGGGTAAATTAGTTTATATCCTTTGTGATTCTCAAAAAAATTTTCTAATCCATGAAATCCAAAGAAGAATAATGGTTTGGTATCGTCAAAATATTTTAACAAATTCCATTTTTTTTTGAACCCCTGTTCAAAGAATCCTATAGCGGGACACGTTATGAATTGTTCTATTTTCATTGTGTGTAAATTTTAAATTTTGATAGATCTGGATATGGTAATTCTAAATCTTGATTATGTTTTTTACTCCCATCCAAATTATAAAACTGACCCATCATAAGTAAACCTCTCGCAGATAACTCAGGCATCATATAAAAATTCCAACCCAACATATCAAAATTATCATCATGATAAGAACATTCTCTTCTTCCACTAAATCGTGATCTTTTAAACCACAACATTGCTTGATAATCATCAGTTAAAATTGCACCACCCTTACTTAATTTTAATGTTTTATATGGTCCTGTAAACGAAAGACACATATGTGATTTTGGAATATACATATCGGCAGTAAATCTCAAAGCCGAATCCCAAACATTACTTGGTGATAGTTGGTACGCTCCTTTGATCATATCTCCATCAACAGGTGTAAAATTAACTTTTAATCCTGAATGAATAATTTCACACGGAACTGATGGGTATGTCTTTGATGGACAATCTACCTTATCTGATGTTAAACTTTTTTTTATGTTTTTTTCATAATATAATGCTAAAAATATTGCGTTACTCATGTTGTCTAATGCAATTGCATATGGTGCTCCTGTGTAATCACATAGTGATTTCTCAAAGTCTTCGGTAATTTTATGTACTCCGTTTGCCATAATAATTATTCTTCTCTATATTCTTTTAATAACTCTTCGTTTGAAATTGTCCCGTATTTCTCATTAAGACCTTCCATATCAACATCCTTACTCATCATTATTTTAACATCGTAGATTTGATCGGTAGTATTTAAAGATATGTCAATTTCTTTAATAATTTTATATGGGTCAGCATTTGAACCAGGTCTTCTATCCTCAACATAACCTTTCCAATTTTTTGCGGTATCTCTTGGAATTCTAATTGATGCCCCACGATCTGAAACACCCCAACTAAATTTATCAATTGATTGTGTTTCAAATTTACCAGTTAAACGAAGATTGTTATCTGAACCGTAAGCTTTAATATGAGATTCATGTCTTACCTCAAACGCATTAAATAATGACATAAAATATTTTTCATTACCATCATTTCTCATTTTATCTGTGGAGAAGTTTGTATGAAGTCCAGACCCGTTCCATTCCCCTTTTCGAATTGGTTTTGGATGTAGATCAATCCTATAATTATATTTTTCAGAGATTTTATATAAAAAGTACCTGGTCATCCACAAATCATCACCCGCCTTTAATTTACCTTTTGAAAATACTTGGTATTCCCATTGACCTAATGCAACCTCAGCGTTGATCCCTGTAATATCAATTCCGTATTTTAAACACATATCCATATGTTCCTCAACAAAATCTCTTCCCACAACATATTCACCGACACCACAATAATATTTACCTTGTGGTTCCAAGTTGTTTTCATCGTGACCTAAAATACATTTGTTTTTTCTATCATAGATAAAATATTCTTGTTCAAACCCAAACCACAAATCTTCTTGATCTCCAATTAGTTTTGATCTTGTATTAGTTTCGTGTGGTGTACCATCAGAATTCATTACTTCACACAACACGTAAATTGTACTTGTATGATCACAAAAATAATGTCTAACAGGTATTAAAATACAATCAGAACTATTACCTTCCGCTTGTAATGTTGATGATCCATCAAAGTTCCATTCAGGGAAATTATTTAGAACTAAACAATTTTTAATTTGTTCATAGTCCACAATTTTAATCTTACTTCTAAGATTTGGTTCAGGTGTATACCCATCAATCCATACATATTCTAACCTAACTTTCATTTGTTTTTATTTATATAATTTATTATTTCTTCCTCATTTTTTCCCTCATTAAACATCCTGTAGACATTGCGTGAAAATTCATCCGTACACAACACTGCGTCGGCATCTAAATAATTCATAATATCTGTAAGGTGATTAAGGATGTTTTCTT